TACAAGAGAATAAAGAGCTAGTGGCACGGGAGTTGATGGATTGGAAAACTAGGACTACAAAAGGTGGGGTGGTCATTTTTCAACTGGACGAAAAAGAACAAATGCTTTGGTCTAAGCACATCGACAAATGGACCCCGGAACTAGGAGGCAAAGATCTAACGGATGTATTGAAGCGGTTGGATTATAAACAAAGAGTACGGTTTGCAAAACATTTGCCAGACCAAATTTATTACTCTATAGATGACGATAATTTCGCACGCTATACAGATCATGAGAAGCAAAAAGAAATAGATTTAGACTCAGGAGTTTGTGTAGGCTTATGGTTCCAAGACGCCGCCAACGCTCCCACTATTTGGAACGCAGTTGTAGAGGTTATAAAGGAGGGTAAAGAGTGAAACATCCATTTGAAATCCCGAAAGGGTACAGGCAGCTTAAGTATGGGAATCTAATTAAAAAAGGCGATTGGGTTTTGGATTGGGCCGAGGACTGCGTGGAAAAGAAACAGCACTATTGGCATGAGGTTGAGAAAACTACTTTAATCATTAAGGTGAAGGGTGGCGTGCTTCTCTGGGTTGGGGGAGTAGGAACTTTTGTTGGCTCGCATGAAATCGTAATCAGAAAGGCTAAAGAGTGACTAAGGAAGAGGCAGTATTAAAATTATGGAGGGTGTGGCTATCAAATAGCCGAGGCCTTGATTTTAAAGAATGGATGGATAAACGCGGTAAAACGGAGGCGGTGAAAATCAGGGACAACAGAGAAGAAAGCGAGGCACTCAATGAGACCCCCGACCCTACAGACGCAATACGGGAGACCTCAAAAAAAAGGAGCTGAAAACATGAAGGAATCAACAATACAGCCCGACCCTATGGGAAAGTACTTAAATTTCACCACAATCACCAAGGAAGACAAAAGGCTGATTAGGATGTGGAACGCAGTAAAGGCTAAAGAAGCTGAACAAAAAAAACCTAAATTAAAGGAATGACTAAAAAAGACATCATTTACATCTCTTTAGCAGTAGGCGGTCTCACAGGCGGTCAAATGGGAGGCGTAACAGTGGCATACAAGACCTTTTTAGAGCCAGAGGTACTCAAAACATGCGCCAGCTTAGCAGACAGCGTGGTCCTTAATTACGAGATGTATTTTGTGGAATTAGAAGAGCGCATTGCTAATCTCGAACAAAACAATTAGTTTAAAGCCATAACCACCCCGAAAGGGTACTAGGATGGCCGCAGACGCCAAAACATTAGCTAAAGCCAAGAAACAATACGAGTTAGGAAAATCTCTTAGAGATATTGGAAAGGATTTTGGCGTTAGTTACCAAGCTGTTTTTCAGTGGGCAGAAAAGGGTAATTGGGTGAAAAATGCCTTATTGACAAAGATTGAACAACAAGAGGAAAAAAACGTTATAGCGTTGGCCGCGAAGGTAGGCGTTACTCATAGGCGTGTTTTAGAGAAAATTTCAGAGTTTTTAGAAGCTCAAAAGGTGGTGAGGGTGAAGGATAACCCGGATGAGGGTGGCGAACCCAAAGATTACACAATAGAGGTCCCGGACTGGCCGACTCAGATAAAAGGCAATGAGCAAGCAATATCAGTACTTAAAATGGCTGAAAAGGACAATAATCTAGGCCCTGGCTTTACTCCGATCATGATTAGAATGGAAGGGGAGAACAACACCACTATTTTAAACAATGTCGCAAATGACCAAAAAACCCCGTTGATATAAAGCACTAAATGTCGCATGCTTACAATAACGCTTCATAAAGAACAGGGGCGGGCCTTCTATTCTGATAAGCGCGTGGTGGCTATGTGTTCTGGAATACAGGGCGGGAAGACTATTTGCGGGGCTTTATGGCTTTTAAAGATGGTAAATATCCATAATAAGCCAGATCAGAATTTCATAGTCACTTCCCCAACTCATAAGATTTTAAAGCAAGCCACTGAGCCGGAGTTTTTAAAGCGCTTTGATGGATTAGGGGTTTACAATAAATCCGAGATGGTTTTTAATATGCCAAATAACCGGAAAGTGTATTTACGGACATTTGCCGAGGGACGGCAGCCAAATGCCATAGAGGGGATAACTAATGTCTTTGGCATATGGGCTGATGAGGCAGGCATGCTTAATCTTCAATGTTGGGTGAATCTACAAGGGAGGTCCGCTTTCCAGCAATGCCAAATTTTCATAACCACCACCCCATATGCTTTAAATTGGCTTTATAAGGATATCTATAAAAAGCATGTGAACGGGGAGCGTGATGATGTGGAGTTTGTTCAGTTCAAATCCACAGACAATCCGCACTTCCCGAAAGAGGAGTTTGAAAGACAGAGAACTTTATTAGACCCACGTATCTTCTCGATGAAATATGAGGGGCACTTCCAGAAAATGGCTGGCCTCGTTTTTATGGATTTTGATGAGATATTGAACGGATATGAGGTTTTTGAGCCGGACCGGGAAAAGTACTTTATTTGCGCTGGAATTGACTGGGGATACACCAACCCATTTGCAATAACCGTGCGGGCTATTCACAAAACCGAGCCACGGGATTACCAGATGGCTGAGCATTATGAGTCTTTCCTCGACCCAAACCAAAAAGTGGAGATAGCTAAGCAGTTCCAAAAAAGGTATGGAATAACCCAATTTTACGCAGATAATGAGGAACCAGCTATGATTAAGCTGTTCAACTCTGCGGGCCTTCCGACCATGGCGGCTCCCAAGTACCCCGGCTCCCTACAAGATAATATTTCCCGGCACAACGGCCTGATAAGAACCAGAGTTCATAAACTCTTTCTAGGAAAATGCCCGCACACGGTTGAAGAATACGGGATGTACCACCACAGAGAAGACGATGGGAAGGAGCAGAATACCCCGGAAAACCCTGTGGATTCTTACAATCATTTAATGACAGCCAACATGTACGTCACGCAGTGTACAGAGACTCTTCAAAAAGAAGTAAAAAAGCTCTATGAATTTACTCCGGTTAAAACTAGATTACAAAAGTTACTGGATAACGAGCTTTATGAAGAAAGCGCAGACGAAAGAATGGTCATTTGAGCGAGAAAAGGCCTTTATAGAGAAGATGCGGCACATTCACTTCAGAAGCGGCACGTTTAAACCCCATTTTAATTATGGATTAGGGCGGTATGTTAAATCCAGGTCCGAGGTAAATGATGCAGTGAAAGAGATTAGCGACACCACAGGACAAAGGTTAGTTGAGGTAGGAAACGAAACACCCACAAAAGAAAATAATCACAACGGGTATAAGCTATCCGACAGGGAACTGCACGAACTCAAAAATACACTAAATGGCCAAGATTGACGTAAACGAGGCCCCAAAGAAAGAGGTATCTGACGTCCCTCTTGACAACCCGCTGGTGCGGTTTATACAAACCAAATTTTCTGAAATGAAGTCCGCTCGCTCTAAGTTCGATTCAAACTGGAGCGTTTTTAGAAACTATGAGCAGGGAAGGCAGTGGGGGAATGTAAAGCGGGCGGCATACAAAAGCCGCGTTTCTTTTAATATCTGCCGTGCTAATATACAAGCGATGATCCCGATTATGACCGATGCGGAGCCGGGATTTAATGTACTGCCCAAAGAGCCCTCAGATACCGTTTTTGCGTCTATGCTCTCAGATGTGGTTCAAGCCTGGTGGGACAAATCCGAGATGCAACTAAATATCGTTGATTGGATCACCGACTCACAGATAATTGGAACCGGCGTTTGTAAGGTTGTGTGGAACAATGACCTTGAGGACGGGATTGGGGATGTAGAGTGGAAGCTGGTAAAGCCAGAAGATTTATTTATTAATGCCTCGGCCCGTGATTTTAGCCAAACCAAAGGGTGTCGAATTGTCTTAGAGCGTGACAGAAAGACAGCGGGAGAGCTTAGACGGGACTTCCCCGACAAAAGAGACGAAATTAAAAGCGATACGATAAGGCCGATTGATGAGAATGACCCGGAGGGGAACAGCCTGGAGGTAACGCTTGTAAGCCCCGTGGACCAAAGAAGCCGTGCCAATGACCAAAAAGATATGAAGCAAGTAGACTCCCAGTCCGTTGTTGAGGTGTGGGAGGTGTGGATGCTGGATGAGACGGTTGTGGAGGAAAAGCTGGAAGACAATGAGGGAGAGTTTAAATCCATTTTTAAAAAGAAATTCCCCAATGGCCGCTTAATCACGATTCTTCCCAATCAGAATTTAGTCCTTCAGGATGTCCCTAACCCATACAAAGACGGTGAGTTTCCGTATATTCGCTTGGTAGACACCCAGGAGCCCCGGCAGTTTTGGGGCGAGGGGGAGGTGGAACCACTCAAAGATATACAAGATATGATCAATGATGTGTCTAACAATATCCACGATTACATGAATTTCACGGGTAACCCGGTGTGGAAAGTACACCGTAACTCCGGTGTTAATGTAAATAAGCTGTCCAATCGAAAGGGGCTGGTTATCACATGGGACGGGGAGAGTTTTATGGTCCCCGTC